ATCCGCCATATCTTGTTCTATCTACGCTTATTTTAATTCCTATACTCATTATTTTATCCGTTACTTATTTTTAAATTATGAGAACCATCACGATATACTCTGCCATTAATATGCGGGTCTGAACTTGGTATTCCATCAAAACTTAAATTACCATCAAACATTGCTAATCCATTAACTCGCAAAGTATCTAATACTGGTTTATTGAATGGAACAAATATAAGACTACCCGCAGGAATATCATCTGTAAAAGTTTGTGAAATAATTGGTATTTCTGTATCATTTACTGCTATATCTGCGCTCAATTCGCATTCTACTATATCGCCTGCATAACTTGGTATTGTATAATTTTATCGCCATCCTTTAAATCTCTTAAAACAGTTGCTTTTATCGCTGTTTCAGTTCCACTTAATGTTTCTGTAATTGGTCCTATTATTCTTTCAGCATTATATTGCCCTATTGCCCTTTGATTATTTCTTATTGCAAAAGTGTTTGATGAAATTGCAGTACTTTCGCCACCACCTTGCTCTATCTCTACACCGCCATGAGTATCTATTGTTGATATGTTTCGATAAATCTTAAACCACTCACCACTCCACTCCATACTCTCAAGATTCAATTCGCCACCATTTAATATATATGAATCACCTTGATATAAATATCTATCGTAAGGATGCCCATTTGTAATTAGATTGCCTTGATAACGTGGATTAGGATAGATTTGTGGTGCTATTGTTTCAATTAAAAGTAATTCGTTAATATCATAAGCAGTACCACCGCCATCAGTTTTCCATTGCGCAGTACTTATTAAAGGTGCAAATTTACTACCAGTGTAAAGTGAACCATTTGAACCTTTAATATTATCTCCTAAATAACTTTCAATCAATTCAATGTCTTCACTATTAATCAATCCACTTGTACTATCTACTTCGTAGCTTATATAATTTTGGTCTTTGGTATTATTATAATATATTAGTGAAGTGCTGTCAACATTAGCAGTATAGGTAATATCTAATGAAAGTCCAGTTGATGGAACTGTTCCACTCCAAACATTTGCAGATTGTGACAATGCTAAACTACTTGTACCAGATGCATCAAAAACAGCAACATTTGTTACTTTTATACTAGCATTTGTGTGTACGCCACCTGGAAGTAATGGTGTTATTATATTTACAATAAAATCATAGCTATATTGAACCCAAGGAATTTCTAAAATATATCTATCACTGCTTGATGTGGTCCATGTTAAATTTCCATTTATAGGATTATTTTTTAAATAATAAATACCAACATTAAAACTTATTGAAAGTATTTGATAGGAATATGGTATTGCACCGTTAGAAAATGCAGAACCATGAATTTGAGTGATAAACTGCATTTGTTTGCCACCGCTAATATCTCCAATACGAATTGGGTAATCAGTATTGTGTAAGATATTTTTACTTGAACCTACAATACTTGCATTCTGTGTATTAAACTTTCTTCTAGCTGTTTTTATTGCTGGAAAATACTGCCAACAATTAGTGCCACTTGATGCCCATTCGCTTGTTTGATTAATATTAGAATCCCATGCTACTGATGTTTGTGCTTCAAATGTGCCATCTGCTAAATATGTGCGCTCTTTCCATGAAGCATTAGTGTAATTATTTCTTGATATAATTCTAAAATATGGCTGCGCTAAAATTATTCTAGCATCAAATAAAGTTAAAATTTGTTCAAGAATATCATAAAAACTAAACGCCTCTAATTGTCCATTTGACAAGGTATTACAAAACGCTTTAGGATATACAGTAGTTTCATCTAATGGGTCAACATTAGTACTCCAATGTGTACCACTTGTAACCATATTGTATTCATAAAAGTTTACAGATGAACCATAAAATTGAGTGCCTGCCGATACCCTAGAATAAAAAGGAGTTCTTTTTAAGCATTCGTATAAATACCAATTTAATGTTTGTGGAGTGTAACTAAGTGCATTAGTTGGGTCTGCTAATTCTGTAAATTTAAAGTCTTTTAAACGTGCTAATCCATCGGTAAATTTAAGCTCATAAGTGTAAGGGTATGCAGCATCTTCACGTTGGTTTAAATCATGCAATAATACACCTATCCAATATAAATTGTAAAGGTTATTAATCGGGTCCCACTTATATAAATGGCAATAGAACCTTTCTTCTTTTGCTAATTGAACTTGATTGAATAACCAATTTTCTAAAGTAGAATTATCAACTATAATAGGTACACTTAAACTGCTACCTTTAATTGAGGCATACCTTTTATCGTTTTGACTTTCGTAATTTAATATTGGTGGACTTGATGTTGCTATTTCAGTACTTGGACCAGTTGTATAACTTGTATCCCAAATTTCTACTTTCCATTTCTCATTGAACTTAGTAGATTGAACATAACTTATATATTTTGGATTACTCATTATCTTACTCTGCCCCTTTCATAACCGCTTCTATTAACTGATACTAAAAGATTATTACCTCTAATTTCGCCACCAACTTGTAATACTCCAAAATTGCTATTCATTCCACCATTCCCAAATGTACCTGCATTGATACTTCCACCGCCACCACCGCCACCGCTTGGACTTACACCACCACTAGAACCACCTGCACCTAATACCCCTGCTGCTATATTTAATCCTATACCTGCTGCCGTTGCTGCTGCTGCATGACCATACGCTTGTATTGCTATATAACCTGCTGCCATTGCATACATAGTCATTGCCATTGAATTACATACATCTGCTAACATTTGTTTAAGCATTTTACCACCATCAACATTATCACCACCTAATGCCTTGCCTAATGAATTTCCAAAATTTTGAAGTGCAGGAACTATCATCCCTTTTAGTGTATCACCTAACATTTTTACACCATCATTCAAAACTACCATTCTTTGACCTGCTTTTTGAATGTCATCCAATCCTTTTGCTACAAAAGTAAAAGTAACTGTTTGAGGTACGTTTAATTTTGCTGCTTCTAAATTTTTAATTATACCTTGCTTTAAGTCATCATTATTGACTAGCCCGCTAAATATATTTTTTGATTTTTTAGGCTGTATTAAATAAATCCCTTCATCAGTTCCACCTCTACTGCGCATTTCAGCGTTCATTTTTCGGATTTCTTCTACATGCCTTTTATGCTCATCCTCATTAGCTTTATTATCTTTCTTTAAATCAGCTAAAATCCCCTTTTCAATTTCTGTTTTTTTGTTTTTATAAATTTCAGTTAATGCTTTTAGAGTATCTCTATATCGCATTTCATCAAAAATATTTTTTTGACTTTCCAAATACGTTTTACGATTCGCTTCAACTGCAATCTCATAATCTTGTTTTGCCTTTTCTCTAGCTAGTGTTCCTTTATCTCCACTTGCCTCTGCTTGTAGTAAAGCTAATGCCCTTTGTTTTGTAACACTATCTTGAATTGCTTCATTTAAGTTTGCTTGCGCCCTTGCTGCTTCATGGGTCAAACGTATATAATCTTCTTGCGCTTTTTTAGTATCACCCATCGTTTGCATCGACAAGGCTACTAAAGCGCCTAAAACTAATGTTAATCCTCCAGTTGCTATTGCTGTTGTTGCTCCTATCGAACTTATTGCAGGTAAAACTTCCAAAGTAATAACTGTTTTTAAAACCATAAAAGAATCGCCTGCTTCTTTTAATGATTGTAAACCTTGAGTTAATGCCATTGCGCCTTGCAGTTTTACCATTGTTTCTTGCAATGCCTTTCCATCACTTCCAAATAATGCTGCTGCCCCTTGCGCTGCACTAAATGCACCTGCCAATGACTGCATTACTCCAACTGTTGCACTTAAGACTGGCGCATCACTCGAAAATGCTTTTATAGTATTATTGGTTAAATCTAATCTATCTTTTAACTGCCCTGCTGTTTGGGCTGCTACTCTGAATCTATCGGATGTTTCACCAAATTGTATTGCTGCCTCTCTCGCCTCTCTCGCTGCTGCCCTATATGCTGATTGTAAATTCTCGCCTGCCCTCTTTGAACTTGATGACATCTTATCGGATGACTGGACCACAGCATCACCCATTTGCTGACCTGCACTCTTTACGATTGCGGCTGCATTATCCATGTCCTTTTTAAGTCCTGATGTATTTGCTCCTAATCCTATGCTAAGTATTTTGTCAGCCATTATCTAAGTTCCACTTCTTTTTAAGTTCTTCAATTTTTTGTTTCGTCAATCCACTTGATTCATCTTCGGTTTCCCAATCAAATTTAATCAAATCTTGCGCTTTTAATGGTTTGGTTACATGACAATTTACTAGCCATGTTGTTTGCCACCTTATTCGCTCCCATTCGTTCTGGTCTTTAAATTTTAACTGCTCTAAATACTTGTGATTTATTGCATAAAATTCGCAAGGTTGTATTATCCAAAATTCAACTGCACTCATGCCGATTTGACCTAATGCAGTTGAATAGTGGTCTAATATTAAATCAAAGTTGGGGGCTACTTCGCCCCCTTGTCGTTTTTTGGCGCAAAAGCATTAGTTAATGACTTATTCATCTCCATTGATACCTCGTAAAAGGCTGATAAATTTTGATTGAAATAGTCTTCACATTCTTTCACGCTGATTGGCATTTCTGTAAGGTTCGAATCCTTAATAATTGCCGCACCAAAAATACCACTTGCTAAATAAATAGGTGCATTTTCTAAGGCATCTAAGTTGCCAATGTCGAATATCTTAGTATTCGTTAATTCTTGGATTTTTTTTAATGCAGCATAGTTAAATACTACATCATGCTTTGCTTCTTTTATTGTTACTTTCATATTGCTTTTTAGTTTTGTTGGTATGGCAAAGGCAATAGCTTAAAAAGCTAAAAGCCAATGCCAATGCCACCCAGTTAGTTAGTTGCTTTAGTTATTGCTCCAGTTCCTTCAAATGATACTGTATAAGTAGCTGTATCTTCAACTGGTGCGCCTTGTTTAATTGATTTGATAAATGCTGAACCTTCATAGTACACATCACCACTCACCGAACTACCTACTCTTACAGTTACTGCCGAACCAGTATTCCACGCATCATACAAATCCACAAAGAATTGATAAGTACTACCAGTCTTTTCTTCATAAAATCCATTTGCAGAAAAGTTGAATGATTTTTTATAAACTAAAATCTCTCTCCATCCTGCCGATTGTTTTGTTGTTACATCTTTAATTTCACGCTCTAAATTAAAGTCATTTGAAGTTAATCGGGCTATTACTTTGGTTGCTACCTTAATTGTAATATCCGTTCCGTTTACCATTCCTGTTGTTGCCATGTTCTTATATTATTATATCGTTGTTTTACTTAAATCTGCTGTACCTTCTATCGAGCAAGTAAAAGTTGATGTATCTTCTACTGGATCTGTATGCTTTAAACTTTTAATATATCCATACCCTGAATATTGCTTGTTGCCATCTATTTGGTCTGAAATTAACATAGTAATTTTAGTACCATTATTTTGCAAGTCATAAAGTTCATCAAATGTATAACCGCTTCTTGTATATGGGAGTGCTGTTTGACCTATGTTTACCATTATGTTCGATACTGTTGCACTTGTTGCAGTTCCTTTGTAAATTTCTACTGAAACATCTACACCATCATTGGATTGAAATGTTACCGAATACCTCGTTAATGTTCCAGTTAATGTTATTGATTGCGTTGTATTGTAATCTAAATTTTGAACTTTAATAAAAATAGTTCCACTACCTTTAGCATATAATGAGAATGTTACATAATCATCAATTTGAACATTGTCTATTGATTGTGTTATTACCGATGCTGTAAAGGTTATTAAATCTGCTGTTTTTCTTCCAAAAGCATCAACTGCACTATTACTTGTTATTGTGTTTGTTCCTTTGTTCCAATTATTTGCATTTGCTAAATTTTCACTTGATTTTACCAAATTAACACCCACACCTTTTATAAATCCATTTGCTGAACCATTGAAACTTTTCTTCATTGGTTTGCACTCTCGCCATCCTGCGCTATCTTTACTTGTAATGTCTTTTACATCAACCTCACAATTAAAATCATTAGAAGTTAATGCTGCTATTGGGTCATTGTCTATTAATAAAAGTATATCCGTTCCGTTTGTCATGTTCTTAATTTTTTATTCTTAAAATATAATCTTGCTGCCATCCATAAATGCCATCCAAATCAACATTATCATTGTACATCTCGCCTTCATTATCAAACACTATTGATTGTACATTAACACCGCCATAAGTACCTGATGTCTTTCGTTCTAATGCTGTTCTTATTGCATCTGCTACATTGCTTAGTGTATCGTAATTATTATGCAAAATATTAATCTGAACCCTTATAATATCTAGTTTACTTGGTCCATCTTTATCAATCGTTGGTACTAAACTAACTTGCTCATAAACTACATAAGGAAATTGAGCTAAATTATTCGCTTTTAATGGCGATATTCTAGTGCTTACATAGCTTGTTACTGCCGATGTATTAGTCAAAATATTATATATTGCCTTACCTGCTTTCACTAAATACTCCAGTCTTTTTACCTGCCTCTATTATTACTTTTTCGTATCCTTTTTTTAACTTTTCAAGCAATGAGTTTTTCATCTTATCATAAGTAGGTCTAATGAATGGATGTGCTGTCATTCTACCTTTAAATCCTTGCTTAACACCTGCCTTTGCTAAATTAGCAGCTACATACTTACTCCTACTTCCTACATATCTATCAACTGTTCCATACTCTACTAAGTGTGCATGGTTACCTCCTTCAAACATACTTTTTTTACTAGAATATTTAGGACCTACCCATAAGAAATTTGGATTTTTCTTACTCTTAAACGATTCTATACTATCTCTTAAATTTCCTTTGTCTACTGGTACTGCAGACCTTAAAGCTATTATTAAATCATTCGCTACTGATTGATTAACTTTTGCTATATCTTGAAAGTTCTGTTCATTTGACAATAGTTTGATTCCATTAACAATATCATCAATCCCATCAATGCTACAATTCATTGATATCCCATTTGGATTATTTGTATTTCTTGTTAATGTACTCATTATTTTAAAACTTCACCAACTATTCTAACTGCATTTCTTCTACCATATTCAGGTGCTTCAAAAAATGTTACGATTGAATATTCAAGTCCTTCATATTGGAAGTGCCATTCGTTTGTAACACTTGTTACATCGTTAAATCTTACATCAATAGTTAATTTATCATCTACGTTTCTTTTACCTTCAATGAACTGCTCTGTATTTGCCCTAGTATTAACATAGCACCAAATTGTAGCCACCTCTGTATAAGTATATGAGGTTGCACCACTTGATGTACTTTGCGTTGCTACTGGGCTAAACAAAGTTATTTGATTGTCAAATTTACCGCTAATTATATCCACTTAGTATATGCAAAGAATATTAGTTGCTGTTGTGTTTGTGCTAAATACTTTTTTCACATCATAAGGGAATGGACCTACTGGCACATTCTTAAATAATTGCGCTCCTCTGCTTGCTGCCGTTGCTGTATCTGTATCAGGATGACTTGACATTAATACATTAACATCACCACTCACACCAATATACAATGAACCGCTTACTCTTTGAGTTGTTCTTTTAAATATCCTATCAACTGTTGGGGCTGTTGTTGCTGCTCCAGTTAAATCAACTGCTGAACCACCTAAACTTAAAGATACTTGAAAGGTATTTGTTGCACTACCTACTATGAAATAATTATCAGTTGTTGTAATTCCTGTTACAGTTCCTAAACTTGTAAAGATTACTATATCACCATCACTATAACCATGTGCATTTAGTGTAAATGTATCGGTGGCTAATGTTACGCTTGTAATTACTTTTTCAGCTTCAGTTACTTGTAATGGTAAACTATCTGTTATATAAGCGGTATTGCTTGCTGTTACTGCTACTGCGTTTGTTCCTATTAAATTTCTCATATACTTATTGTTCTATTATATCTGTTATGGTCGATGTCTAAAAGAGTATAAACTCCAAATGGCAATTCTATTGCATTTTGTGTGCTTACTTGATTCCTATTATCATACAAACTTGTAATGATTAAGTGCATTGCTTGTTTATAATTTGAAGGCACATTAGCAGCACTTGTATAGCCTGCAACAAACCTAATTTTAAAAGCATTTAAGCTATCTTTCATAGTCGGCACTTCACTAAGTCTAATTCTACAAACTGGGCTTATTAAATCAACTTCATAAGTACTTGAATTAATAGTTTGTTCAGTTCCATTTGCATCAATATACTTAATACTTGTTATTGATTGGATTGGAAATTTATTTAAACTAATATCCACTATCTGCACATCTTGTTTGTCAAAATTAGCTTGCAATGTTTGTGTCATTAGTGGTCTCCATGTAAACCCTTCTACCCACTTACGTGCAGCTACTATCAGTGAAGTTATTAAAGCATCTTCTAAGGTATTAGTAACCCTTAAATTTAGCTTTGCTTCAGCTAATGTAATTGGCTCGCTTGATGGTTCTGTTATGACTGAATATGATTGCACTATTTTACTGCCTTTTCTGTTTTAGATTCTTTTACTGCCTTTTCAATTTTAGGTTTTGATTCTTCAATTAATTCTGCTATACCTAATTGAATTAATTCATCTGCTTGGCTTGCTTCAAATTCGCCACATTCACCTTGAGAATAACCTAATCCAAATCCCAACGGACTAGCTATAAATTTTATTTTTTTCATGCTTTTATAATTTAGAAATAATGAGGGGAGTCGAACCCCTCATTATTTGACATTGTTAGAATTAACCAGTAATCAAATCCAATGTTTTTACTATCGTACCTGAACGCTTGATGGTAGTATCCCAATAAGTGTTACAGATAATTCTTGTTTGTCCTTCTGCTGCTGCTGTGTATGGGTCAATTACGATATCCAAACCACCCCACTGACATACTTTTAAGTTACTAAAATCACCTGCGATAACTGCAGAACAATTAGTACTTGATGTACCTTTTGTTAAGTTATTTGGAAGGTTTGAAGTTACTAAGTAAGGAATGTTATTGATAAATCCAGTTGCTCCATTGAAATATGAACCATAAGGAATTAACATAGCACCTGAACCAGTATCTACTGGAGTTGACATCAATAATGCTTCTGTGTTTGGATTGATTAACCAAAATATTTTTGAAGCATCTACGTTTCCATTCAACAATGTTTTTCTCATATTTTGAATGTAAGTTAGTGATGGTGCGCCACCATTAGTACCTAAAGCTAAAGTAGCTGCGGTTGAATTTGCGGTGATACCAGTCATTGCATTAGATGTTCCAGTTCCAGTTAATACTTTTCCTTCTACATAAGGATATAAAGCATTTTGTAGTGATTGCAATAATTTTGCATCCATTGTTGGATCTTGAATCATCAACTGATTTGATAATAAGATTTTACCTGCAATTCTTTTAGGTGATACTGCACGATTTACAGTTACTGCATCTGCATCTGCTGCGGTTGCGTTTTCTGCTGCATCGGCAAAAGTCCATCCAGTTGAAAATCCAGTGTAATCAACATTAGGAACCATACCCATTTCCCATTCTGCACCTACTTTGTCTAATACTCTGTTAGCTCTAAGTACATCAAAGAAACCCATCTTATCAGTTTGTACAAAGTTTCCACCTGCACTTGCTGAACCTGCACTCATTGCACGTTTTTGGATTGCGTTTAATGCTTTCAAATTAATGTAATGACCATTACTTGATGCACCTAATGAACGTGCTTCTACAACACCTTCATCTAAAATTTCACGCTCTAAACCAGTGATAGGCTCATTACGATTGATTGAGTTGAAGAATTTAGTCATTGAAAAATTACTCATTTCTCTTTCTTCTGCATTCATGCCATCATTTGACTTCTTACCTTCAACGCTTTTCTTTGCAAATTTCTCACGCAATTCAGCATCTTTGATTTGATTTTCAAAAGCCTCAACTTCTGATTGGATGTTTCTAAGTATAGTAGTTTCATCTGCTGATAACTCGCGTTTTTCAGTTTCTGCTTTATTTACTAACTCAACACCTTCTGTTCTTTTTAGAGACTGTAATTGTCTCAATTCTACACTTGTTTTCATGTTGTTTATTTTATATTAAGTTAAATTTATGCTTGTTAATTAAGTAGTAATTTTCATTTATATCAACTGGTCTTACTTGCTTTTTTCTCAATTCAATATTACGCTTGCAAGCTTCTATTTCTGTTTCTTCATAAGCAGTATTAACGACTGGACCTACATCGTATAATTTATCAATCTTGGTGATAGTTCTTATACAAGTTCCATCTTCAAAATCTTCTACCATTTGCTCGGCAACTGTGAAGGCAAATGAACAACCTCTAATATTTTGAAGTTTTACATTCTCCAATACATCATTGCCAATAGTTGTATTAGGTGCTTCAAATTCGAAGTATAAACCCTTTTCATCTACTGCTAATTTCAATGTGCCTTGCCCATCTTTTGAACGTGCTAATAAGTATTCAGATTCATGATTGAATAAAGCTACCACATCAGTCATATCACACTCATCAAATGCACCTACTGCTATTGTTTCTTTGTAGCCATCCCACATTTCGTAAAATGCATTAAATACAGCACTATAACCCTTGATAGTTCTGCCTTCTTCGCTTACAATGTCGCTTGCTCTTAAATTAAATCTTCTTTCCATTATTGTTGTTGCCCTCCGATTGGCTCTGATTGTGTTAATTGTAAATTTTTCTCTGCTTGACCTTTCCAAAATTCAATAGCTTCATTTGCAGGTATCATGTTACTTGGTACATAATTAATATTACTTGCCTCGTTGTCTATTGTATTTTCACCCCACATCTTTCTAACTTCATTTGGTGTTATACCACCACTAGTAAACATTGTTCTGGTTTTGCGTTCCATCGCTGCGCTATCACCTCTATAATATACTTGAGTATCAAAATACCCATCTAATGTTTCACGCTCGTTTATTGCAAATAATTTCTTATCCGCTTCTTGCTCAAATCGAACTATCCAAGGCATCAAAGTATCTGTTAAATACTTAATGTCTGTTTGCTCTAATGAACTATTATTTGTATCTGATAAGTCTGAAAGTTTACTTAATGGCATTCTAAACCACCTAGCTATCTCACCTCTTATCAAATTTTCAGTTTCTATAAATTGAGACTTTTGCGGGTCATAATTCATCTGCTCGAATTTCATTCCACTTGGACCGCCACCTATACCACCTTTCGAGAATGAATTGAGAAACATATTAATATACGTTTGCAGTTTCTTTTCATCATTTACACCCTCGAAAGTTAGCAAGCCACTCATAGCTGCACCTTCTTTAAAATAATTGCTTGAATAGTCTTGAATTGCTAATGCTTTTCCTAATGATTGAAGTTGAAATCCTAAAACAGATTGCCCCACCATTGTATTACCTGCACCTTTGATGTGGAATACTTCTTCACTCGAATAAATACCTGCTAACTTTAATGGCTCATAGTTTATTGTGTACCATAAATTTTTAGTATCAGTATCATATTGCGGATAAACAAAATTAGAATCTACATAGTGAATTTCTTCTACAAATCCGCTTGAATTTCTTACTATATAACCATAACCATTACCTCTACCTATTGCATCTTTTAAAATAGAGTATTTTATGTCAAATGGAATTGCATAACCGTTAGGCTTTTTATTTAATAATTGATAATCATTGTTTTTTGTAATCCTTGTTTTGTTACCATTAGATTCAGTTTTGATAACTACATAAGGTAACTTGCTAATGTCTTCGCATATATTACGAATACAAGCATAATAAGTAGCTAATTGATTTACTGACCTCTCATTAACTACTTCACCACTTTTTGAATACCCACTAAAGAAATTAGATTGAGGCATTCCATTAATGCCCGTTGCAGGCATTAAATTGCTAGGTGTTTTCTTCCTAAAATTAATTATTGGTAAATACTTTGTAAAAAAGTTAGCCATATACGCTACAAAATTGCAGCATATTTAATTAACTCAAGTTAACTATTTAATACAGCCCAAAAAACTTTGATTTAGAAGCCTTAAAGGAGTTATAAGACTTGTATTTATACTGTCTATATTTAGCATAATACTCATTTTCTAAGTGATTATATGCTTCCTCACCATTTTTAAAGTATGGTAAAAGGTTAAAGAATCGGCTAAAATAGCCTTTGATTTGAGTTAAATCGTGCTTGTTTTCAGGTATTACACTCATATTATCTTACTTTAATGAAAAAATATTCCTTTTCTACTGGCTTTTCAACTTGCGATTGCATATAAGCAGCTATCGCCATTACATTAGCTACTGGTCCATCGACTTTATTATCATTATTTGATTTGTCAATCTTCATGTTGCCTGCCGCATCTCTTAATATTAGAATGTTGCCCATCATCCACCGCATAACTGGATTATATCCATGATTCAATTCTTTATTAAGTATCATGCGCTCAAATTCGCTTGTTGGTGCGCCCATACTCATAAATCCTTGCCCGAATGGTGTCATCTCAATACCATCTTGAGTTAATTCTGTTACTAAGGTTGTGGCAAATGCCCTATCATAATTTATAAACTTGATTCTAAAATTCTCATTACAGAAATTAATTGCATTTCTTATAAGTTGATGGTCTATAACATTGCCATCTGTGAGGTTAATTAGTCCATTTTCTGACCACTCTAATAGGTTTGAATAGTTTCTTTTATGTCTTTCTTTTGCAGTTAATTCAGGCAGCCAAAAGTAGTATAAACATTTAAAGTCCTTTTCATCATTAATCGGTGGAAATAACAAACACAAAGAACTAAAATCTTGAGATTTACTCAAATCCAATCCACCATAACAATCTCTACCTATTAAATCTTGAGCATCAAAGTGAGTTCCACATAACATATAGTTTTCATCACTTATCCATGTGGTTGCTGTGTCAGTCCACACATTCAAATACTTGGTTTTAAAATTTATTTCTTTTGTTCCACTCGCAAGTGCATCAATTAATTCAGATTCTAAGAATGATTTTTTAACTGATACCCCTAAATTTGGATTAGCCTTTGCCCATGTGTTAGGGTCTTTCCAGTCATCGCCTTCATCAATCGTAAATATTATAGTAAAGTATCTATCATTCTCAATTTTACCATCAAGTATTTCTAAACAATATTTTCTTTCACGATAACATGGTGAGTTTTTATTGAAACCTGCAGTTGTAATTACATATAATAGTGGGTCTATTGTTGCACCCATTCCCGATATAATTACGTTATAAATATCATCTGTTTTATGTGCATGAAATTCATCTATAATAGCTATGCTTGGTTTTAATCCATCTAAGTTATTAGAATCACTTGCAAGTGCTTTCATATTATTAGTATCATAACCCTCTGAAATATTAAACATCTCATATTGTGTTATTCTTACTATACCTTCATCTCTTTCTGTTAGCCATGAGTTTCTAGCCATTTGTTTAGCTGTATTATAACAAATATTTGCTTGGTCTTTTGTTGTGGCTGCTACATAGATATGTGCATCTTTCTTTTCATCATCTGCTAATCCTAACAATCCGATGGCTGCTAACTTTGCTGTTTTACCATTCTTTCTAGGAACTTCTTCATAAGCCTTAATGAATCGTCTTTCACCATTCTTATAATAGAATCCAAATACATTTACTAAACAAAACTTTTGCCATGATTCTAAAATAAATTGAGTGCCATCAACATGATTAATTGATTGAATAAAATTAATTGCAAAATTTGCTTTTTCCCAATCCAAATAAATATCCTTTCGCTTAAGGTCTTTATTAAATCTCTTAACTGCTAACTTTAAATACTTGCATGATATGATGGTATCATTTAAGACATCTTTACAATAGTTCTGTATTTCGTTCTGTAATATCAATTTTGCGTTTTTTCTATTTGAATTTATTAAAACATCGTTATAGACTATAATTTTTAACGTAAATTTTATGTCAGTGGTTTTAACCTATCTTACTTTCTTGTTTCAATGATGCTAGTTTAGTAATCTTAGCTTTTACACCACTTTTAATTTTAGTCTTAGGTGTTAATCCTATCTGCATTGCTGCTTTCATCATTGAATTGAAATAACCTTGTTGTAATCCAAATAAAGGATTTGGTATTGGTGTTCCATTTCCTGCATATGTAATCAAACCTTCTTGTTGAAGTCTTATTTCGGCTGATACCCAGTTCCCATAATTACTGCAATAAGTAATCATTACCCACTTTTCTGCTTCACTCAATTTGCCTGATTTTATAAATTCATCATGCTTTTCAATCCATTCAATTTTACCATATTGGTTGTTTTCTAAAATGGTTGGAATCTCTATGTTTTTGTCTGTTTTTTTGCTCATTTTTGCTATATAATTGATTTTGACCCACCTATACCGACATAATATATATAAAATAAAT